TTTCATTTCTCCATTCTTAACTTTTCATTTGACTTTACGAAAAAAAGGCTCATTTGGTTCCAGAGTTCCTCAGAGTCCCTACATATTCCCTACAAAAGAGTCTTTTTTCGCATTTCATCATTTTTTATACCTACACACTATATTCTTTCTATATTTGAGTCATGTTCATATCGCTCTTATTACCCATAACTCTTTTATTTTACTACCTACATTCTTACCTGCGTCAAATACTTATTGTATTAATGCTTTATTTTATATTATTTAATAAATATATTATTATATATATATATATATTGATGGTCTCCTCACTTGGAGTTATTGGATATTGGGGACCGTCTTTGTTAACTATCTCTACTATTATTGGTTTATATATCAATAATATACGATTTATTAAATTTTACATCTTATTTCAAATACTTAATGTTGCATTTAATTCCGTACTTAAATTAATTATAAAACTCCCTAGACCCAGTAATCAATCCCATTTATATAACTTCGAAAAAAAATACGATTTAAAAGTTATGTCAGGACAAGAATTTGGTATGCCATCCGGACACGCCCAATCTTGCCTATATTCTGTTATGACTAATTATTTCCTTACCGATTGTCGTTTTTCTATATTTAGTATTATTATTTCTATAATTACTATTATACAGCGTTTCAAATTTAGAAATCATACATCCACCCAACTTTTTATTGGTTCACTCGTCGGCATCTCATGGTTCTTTGTTATGATTAAAATCCTACAATTCTTTTAACATACATTCGTTAAATATTTCCGCCCAAGAGAAGTGTGTTCTGCTTCATAATCATCTGGTTTACAAGAACAAATTTCATTATTTTCACTACTATAAACTATTCTTTTTATTCCTAGTCTTTTTATCGTCTTTATACAATCTATACACGGACCCGAAGCCCGTAAATCTAATTGTTTTCCCGTCCTTGCTATATACAATACTACCTTTTTGTACAAATTCTTACATCGCGACTTTGCCTTGCCCTACATTATATGTCTTATGTAGATTCCTTATCGCCGCTATCTCGGCGTGACAAGTACACGTATTATGTATCAGACCATCTTGAGAATAATTCCTATAATGATTATGCCCCCGAGCCAATATACGACCATTACATACCGCTACACACCCATGTCGCATTTGACATGGGGACTTGTATGACTCTACTGCTGCTGCCTCTATAAATTTATGATCCCGACTAGATGCCATGTTTTTACATATATTAAAGTGTTTATATATGTAATTCAATTTTACCTTTATTTTAAAAATATATACAGATATTGAACCTTTTTGATGGTTCATTCGCTATAATTAAACTCGCGACCAACTAATACTAGCCCCCCTCTAATAATTCAACCCTTATTATTTACAACTCGCATTTTGAAACCATATATAATATAAATTATATATAGTTTCATCCGGATAATCAAGACAACATAACGGACCCGAATAACTAGAGGCTAATTACAACATATTTATAGAAGATAACGGTAGTCATTTTTTATATTCGTATTATATATAAATGAACTCAAAGGTGTATAAAAGACAAATTATTATGTTTATCGTAATGGTCATTATTGGTATGCTATTCAACCCTATGAACATATTAGCATATAGATTTTTAGACTTGTATATATCACACACGCTATTTTATGGTGGTTTATTAATGGCTTCAAATATGCTGTGGGCTCATGAGATGGTTCATTATTTATCAATGGGACATTTTAATATGGTAGTTTTCTCTGTTGGAATTATTTTATCTATTAGCGTATCAATATTATTATTGCGACAACAATTATTCGTGGATGATAAACAATGGTTAAGAAGAATGATACCTCACCATTCTACCGCACTAACCACTACTCATAACATTTATAATAGAACTACAAATCCACAAATAAAAGAGTTAGCAAAAGAAATAATCGATACGCAGGAAAAAGAAATACAATTAATGAAATCTATGTTATAGATATGAAGTTGTTTTTTGATTACGTATATTAATTATTTGATGAATAACTGTATCCACACTAATAATAATTGTAAATAATAAAATATTTGGCAGGGTTCGTTCGTGTTTATTAACAACGAACAAATACATTATATATATAACTAATAATAACAATAGATTATGCATAAGACCTTCCCATTTTGACCATTCGTAAAAGTTTTTTAATGTTTCTAGCATTTATAATATATCTATATAGAATAAAAATTCATATTCTCTGTATAAAAAATGTTATCGACCAACAATCACTACTGTATCATACCGGAACTTCTCTCCACTACATCAACCCAACCGTTTCCAAATCTTTCCCTTTACTTACAATTCTTTGTACCATAATAATCATACCAACATGCCGATTTTGTTGCTACCGGCTTTGATGATTGTCCCGGAATACAATTCTTTGTACCATAATAATCATACCAACATTCAGGCGTTGCCGGCGCTGCTCGTTTTGGTACCGGCACTTCGTGTTTTGATACCGGCACTTCGTGTTTTGGTACGGGAGCTTTGTGTTTTGGTACCGGCACTTCGTGTTTTGGTACCGGCACTTCGTGTTTTGGTACGGGAGCTTTGTGTTTTGGTGCGGGAGCGTCGTGTTTTGGTGTTGCGCTCATATTACATACATTCGCGCAATTTGAAATATTATTTAAGCTACTTTTATCTTCCCAATTTGATTTATTTAATACACCCAAAATACATTCCTGACAACTACTCCAATCATCGTTCGCTTTTGGTATATTATCCGAATACCTTGATAACACATCGGGTGTCTTCTTCGCGGATTTATTCCCTCTCTCTTTACTTAACAATATCTTATTTCGGGTCTTTATTTCATTTGCTGATAATAAATCCCTATTCCTCTCTATCCCTACACTCGTTTCTTCCATCCTTTTCATATTACTTTTTCTCATCTCTTTCCACCATACACTGTTTGATTGAATACGAGCGGTTAATAATATTAATAACGCGACGATTGCCAAACTTAATAATATTATTCTTATCATAACTAATATGTATTGATATAATATTATTTATTAATTCCATAACACATTAACATTGCCGCTATTATACCACAAACAAAACCTATATGAAATTTTAATTGCATCTTTCTATATATGTCTAACCACTCTTTCCTCTGTTCTTTTTTATCTAAATATAATATCATATAATCACTTTTAGGATGAATCATGTAAAATAAATAATGGGTTATAGAGGTGATTCCACCAACTATACACACTAACCCCTTTATATTTATATTTATATTTATTTTTCTTTTAATAAAGTGACCATTTATTATTAAAAATATTACTGATAATGTTATTCCTAATATATATCCCTTTATTGATAATAAACTTCGTTCTTCTATTATTTTTTTATACGTTTCTAATTTATCTTTATCTAATGATTTATTAAATTCTTCATAGTCTTTATCTAACATTGGAGATAAAAGTAAATATACTTTTCCTATTAAAAATACTAACGCTAAGCTACATGATATATTACAAGACATTCTATATATTATCTTACGATTTTTACATACTCAGGTAATATCTTCTCTTTATGTGTATCTAGTATCTCTATCTTCCAATCCAACTCTAATTGCACCTCATTTGCTTGTGGTGATTTGGAGGTCCATTGGGGAGAACATAATACTTTATAAACTTTATCCATACGATTTACTAAACCACCTAAATTTCTTGGTGCGACATGTTTCACCGCCCACTCAAATTGCATCGCCTGAATTTTTGTTTTGAAACCGCTTATCAAACATATATGCGTCCATCCACTCCCTTTACTCGTTGTATACTTGGCTCCGCCCTTTATCTCTCCGTTATGTTGTCTCAATCTTCTTACCGGGTCAGGCGATACTCCCGCATAAGTATATCCACTATTTGCTATTATGTAAAATTTCCACTCACTCATTATATCTTATACATTCTATCATTATTCTAATTGAGTTGCTTTCAATGTAAAACTCCAATCCGACCCATTCAAATTTAATAATATACCATATTCGTCATAAAGTTTCACTTCAAATCTATCTATATTTACCACGCTTTTATATTTTCTTATTAATTCTACCAGATCACGCTTTGGTATATTTATATGTCCCCCCCGTTCTTCCCAATTATTTATATTCACTACTGACAAGACATTTCTCAGTATTGGTGTAGGCAATAAATAGTCAATTACACTTTGATCTTTTCGGGAATCTATTATCTGATTTGCGGTATAAACTTGCTTCTCTGTTAAATTTTGATTAAATTCCCCTATTGTTTTTGGTATCTTTCTTCTTAGATATGCGAATGACGAGTCCCATAGATGGGTCTCTCTTGATTTATAATAGTAATCCGGCAACATTATCTTTGTTGGAAATAGTTGGGTATTCGTTACACTTCTATCCATGTAATTTTTTGCGAAATCATCTAACACCATATGTATTGTCTTCGTCCCTTTTAAATTTGGCGCTACGGCAGCTACGGCAGCTATCGAGCCCGTAATTTTTAACTCGGCGCTTAAATCTATATTCCGATAACCTATCGACCAACCCAAATTATGATTTGCATAACTCCTCCCAAATGATAGCCCCGAGATATCGAACCCGCCATTTTGATATTTCGCGTCCGGTGAAAAGAATACGACACTACACGATGGGTCCACCGTACACGATACCAAGTTATGCGATGTGTCCGCAAACGTGAAGCGATTGGCCGCGGTACTAGAACCACAAGAACCACTAATACATATACGATTTGCAGCGTTTAATACCGTAATCAAGTCTGCTGTGGTTGAAAATATGGCTGGTTCAATATAATATAGATAAATTGAATTATTATTATTATCTATGAACCAAAAGTAATTATTTCCTAAACAAAAATCGTATGCATACCACGTTATTGGTATCAACATATTTTCTAATTCTAGGGATGATACATTTATTAATGTATCATCTAATTTTAGTGTAAATTTAGTGGTTGATAATTCATGGGTAGGATCTCTAAATATATCATTGGTGGCATTATTAAATTTATTAATATGTCGAATACTATCCCGGAATTTACTATTTATGTGGATTAGTCTATTGTAACGGGTCATATCCTTTTCTTCTTTATCTTTTATTATCAAATTATTCGCTCCCTCCCCCTCTATATATTGTGAATTGGTCGAAATATTAAAATGATCCTCCAACACTTTTTTCTGTGCGTGTTCTAAAAATCGTTTGGTTTCGTTATCCTCCGTTTTACTTAATAAATCAAATACTTTTTTCTCAAACATCTCCTTGGTTGGGTTTTTCAACTTTAATATGTTAAATATTTCATCTACTGAATAGGTATTTATAAATAAATCGCTATTTTTTACCATATATTAATTCTTGCGATTTATTTATAAATTAATATATACTATATATAATTATGAGTTCCTATGAATCTCTGCGAAATATTAATCGGGAAATTATACAATCGCATTATCAACTTACTATTATTCTTAAAAATTTACATACTAAATTCCCGCTAATACCTGACGACATTAAACCGAATGAATTAATCAGCAAGAATGACCCTCATCCGGATACCCTTAATCCAGATACTACATATAATTCTGGTAAATTTCTTGATATTTTTCAAAACAAAGCTTTGAATTTTCAAATTCTGTTATCTACATTAGAAGGTATTAAAAGGAAACTTTCATCAAATACATCTTATACTGATTTATCTATTAAACTTCGTTTTGCGGATATTTGTTTTCAGGTTGGAAAATTATTTGATACATATAAAAGCATTTTAGCAAATAAATTATTTTCTACATTATCTAACTATTTTTTTGATATATGTATTCTATATTATAATGTTGAAAATAGTTATGCTGAATATAAATTATTTCTTTTTACGGTTGAAACATATCCATATTATGATATCTTAAATCCCATTTTAATTAATGTTTATAAGGATATTTTATCAAAAAAACGAGATGTCTTATATGATATCCTTTTTTTTAAATTTATTTCAGGATTAACACAGGAAGATTATGATAAACTCAATCAAAAAGTCAATCTTTATAAATATCATATTAGAGACACTACTCATTCATTTCAATTTAATAATAATAATATTTTTGTTTATCCGCATTTAGACATTATTAAATCCTCTCAATATTTATTTGATGAAAATGTTACACCCAATTTAGATAACGTACTATTACCCAAAAATATTAAATGTATATTGGCATTTTACTTATTTGAAAGATATGATAACTCTATTTTACCTTGCTTTAAATTTTATAATAATATGACTCACGAACAACGACCAAATATACATTTATGGGGAGGGATCAAAAATTGGATAGATACGATTCGGGACCTTTTAAAAGACGCCATAGTAGAAACCAAATATGATACTATTGACCGCAATAAAACATTATTTCTTTATTTCTACTTTAATGCTGCTTTCTATGGCTTCTATAAATCTCTTAATTTTAATTAC